CATAATCATGGCAACAGCTCCGTCAATTTTCTCTGTGGATTTTTCTTTGTCCGGTTTGATGTTGCCGGCAGGGTCACGCCTGATGAAGATGTTGTCCATCATCCACCTCAAAACGGGATGTCCGTTGTGTGCAAGCGTCTGTTCCAAGATCAGCTTCATCAGTTCTTTGGTCGGTGGTGACATATCTTTGTAACCCTGCCCGAACTGCACCATCGTAAAACCAAGCCCCTCCAGATTCTGTGACATCTGCACCGCACCCCAACGGTCGAAAGCAATCTCTTTGATGTGAAATTTCTGCCCCAGTTCATCGATGAAGTTTTCGATAAAACCATAGTGAACCACATTTCCTTCAGTGGTTTTCAGATAGCCTTGCCGTTCCCAAATATCATATGGAACGTGGTCACGTCTTACTCTAAGTGGCAAAGTTTCTTCCGGCAGCCAGAAGTAAGGCAAAATGTAATAATGTTCATCATCTTCTGTAGGCGGAAACACCAAAACAAATGCTGTAATATCTGTTGTAGAGGAAAGGTCAAGACCACCATAACAAATACGACCTGCAAGCATCTCTTCATCAAAAGCGACCTTGCATTTATCCCACTTTTCCATCGGCATCCAACGTACCGCCTGTTTTACCCATTGATTGAGTCTTAGTTGCCGAAACGCATTCTCTTCGCCGGGAGTTTCTTTTGCAGAATTACACGCAGCCACCACCTTATCCATTCCGATGGTTTTGTCCAGACTTGGGTTTGCCTTTTTCCACACCTTCGGGTCAGTCCAGTCCTCAGATTCATCTGCACCATAAATGATCGGATAGAAAGTCGGATCGTGCTTTCTGCCTTCCAGAATGTCCTTTGCTTTTTGGTGAACTTCATAGCAGATGCTGTTGGTGTCCGTTCCGGCTGTGGTAATCAAAAAGTACAGTGGCTGCATTCTCGCATCGCCGGAACCTTTGGTCATGACATCAAACAGCTTTCGGTTCGGCTGCGTATGCAGTTCATCAAACACAACCCCGTGAATGTTGAAGCCGTGCTTGGAGTAGGCTTCTGCCGAAAGCACCTGATAGAAGCTGTTGGTCGGGATGTACACGATACGCTTTTGTGATGTCAGGAGCTTCACTCGTTTGGAAAGGGCAGGGCACATTCGCACCATGTCGGCAGCTACATCAAATACAATGGCAGCCTGTTGGCGGTCGGCAGCACAGCCATACACCTCCGCACGTTCTTCACCGTCACCGCAGGTGAGCAGCAGGGCAACTGCAGCAGCAAGCTCTGATTTGCCATTTTTCTTCGGGATTTCAATATATGCTGTGTTGAATTGTCGATAGCCATTCGGTTTCAAGATTCCGAACAGGTCACGGATAATCTGCTCCTGCCAGTCCAGCAATTCAAACTTTTTTCCTGCCCATGTGCCTTTGGTATGACTAAGGCATTCAATAAAAGAGACGGCATAGTCTGCCGCCTTTTTGTTATACTTGGAATCCTCCGCCATAAAACGGGTCGGTTTGAATTTTGCCATTGTTCTCACCTCCAAACAAAAAAGACCTGCCCAAAAGCAAGTCTGCATCATTTATTTTAACACTCTCAAGGGGCTGTTTTGTAATCGAGATTCCATTCCAATTGTAACCATGTTACCATACAATTTCAAGTATAGCAAGTCATAACGAAAAAATATACTGCACAAATATATGGCTCAGATTTTGTGTACTATATTTCTTCGGTACGAGTCACAGCCCCTTGGGTTAGGGGCTGTGTGGAAAGTGCAGGGAAGTTTATCTTCCAGTCATGCACTCCCATTCAAATTCGCAGGCATTTTCGTATTCCTCATCAAAAAGGGCATCGTCATCGATGTAGTTTTCCTTGAAGTCGATTCTGTCAATGCCTTCAAAAATCGTTTCATTTTCCTCAGCATCCGCCTTTGCAAGGTCTTCTGCGTTTTTCTCAACCCATGCTGTGAACTCTTCATCGTCCATTCTGTCCTCGTTTTCAATTTCAAGGTCGTATTCGTAGTCCGCATCAAACCAAGTGATGACCGCCATTGTGATTTCTGTTCTTTCGTTCCAATCTGCTCTGTTTGCCATTGCTCTTGCCTTTGCGATTCCGTATGATACCATTGTGTTTTCCTCCGTATTTCGTGGTTTTTTGGTTGTTTTCCCTTTCGGTGATTACATATTACCGCATAGTGTGTATAATTGCAAGCGGCTAAACTGCCAGAATATACAGTTTGAAAATCGCCCCTGTATTGTGTAGATTATGACAGCAAAAAAGCAGCCGCCACGTTTGCGTTTGTGGCGTTGCTTTTCAAATTGGAAAGGTATTCGGAATCGGTTTTACTTGCCGTTACAGGCGAATGTGTGGGCTGTCAGTCCCTGATTACAATTGGCATCATACCGTTTGGCGTAGGAATGAAAAGTTCAATATTCCAAAATCGCTGTTTGTACTTTTTCATAAGTTCAGGAGAAAGGTCTGTAAAATCTTCTGTTCCAAGACCTGTGATGAAAAATGTACCTTTTATGATGTCGCTTGTTTCAGGGAGCATTCTGTTCCACTTCGTATCGGATTTCAACTTTGATTCGTCATCACAAACAAGGGCGATCTCATCTTCAAAAGGGTATATCGCTTGCAGATACCCGCCGACCGTTTTCTGCATGGATTCCAGACTGCCGTCAATTTCAGCTTCTCTTGGACGTTTTATTGGTTCAACGATCAATATTTTCATTGGGTTTCCTTTCTGAGCCATCGGTGGGGCAGTTGGTTCTGCCCCTTGGCTCTGTTGTTTTAGTTCAGGCGGATGCGGATCGCAGGAATTTCTTCAGGAGTTCCCCATGCACAATCGTACTTTGCTTTGCAAAGGCTGTCGAAGTGGCAGCCAAGTTCTTCAAGTTGGTGAAGGTTTCTCAAAAGTGCTGTGCTTGCATCTGCGATAAGAACCGTAGTTAATCCTGCATTTCTTAAGGTTTCAACGAAGTCCTCCATGTCGCCTTCAAAAGGAAGATCTCTGACAAGAAGTTCTTCGCTGTCGGTGCAGGTGTCAAGGTATGCTCTGTATGCATAACCTGCACCGTTGGAAAGATTTTCAAGGCTTTCAAAGTAGTTTCTGATTTTTTCATTCATCGTGTTTTCCTCCGGATTTCGTTGTTTTTCGGTCGGTTTTGCCGTTCCGTTGTGTTGTATATTACCGCATTTCAGGAAGATAGTCAACGGTATTTGCAAGAATAAATGTAACAAACATCACCGAAAATCGAAGGGGCATATTGTGTAGAATATGTCAGAAAAAAACAAGCCCCACAAAGCCACTGTGTGCCGCCATTTTCTGAAAGGGTAAACTTTACGGAGGGGTGAAAATATTGGCTGTGTGGGCAACGTGGCGGCTTGTATCTGCCTTATCCGCAGGTGCTGCGGTGAATAATGCTGATGATTTTTTCCTGTTCTTCTTTGGAAATACCAATGCTTTCGAGAGCCTCACGGATTCCGCAGTCGGGGCAAATCAGCGTTTCATTATCAGTTCTGGAAAGTGCAGGAACTTCAGTATAAACACATCCGCATTTCGGACAGGTTCTTTCAGTCGGGGTTTCATTTTTCATTGTTGGCAACTCCTTTCAGACTTTTTTCATAGGCTTCATCAAGGTACTTGAAATCAAATCCGAAAATGGTGTATCCGAATTTGCAGGTGCTGACATATGCAGAAGTTGGAATTCCAAACCTGCGTTCTTCATGCATGATATACACAAAAGCATCAATCATTTTTCCGGTTTCGGAAAGTCTGATTTTCATATTTTTCTTGTAGTAGAAATTAGGATAGCCCTCGTAAATATCAAGGTTGTGTTCATCGGCGGCAGTCACTTCCCAGACTGCAACCGGAACAACTGAGCCTTTCTTTTTTTCAATGGTAAGGTAAGAGCCTGTTTTGCTGCCTTTGTAGAGAAGTTCATAATCCCCGATAACCGCCGTTCCAACGATTTTTGCTGTGGGGCATCTGAATTTCATCTGACGGACATTGAGGTTTGAACCGTAGGCGATATAATATCTTTTCATTTCAAATCTCCTTTTTGTAGATTCCGCTTTGCGGTAGTCACATATTAACTCTTTTTCGGAGTAAATGCAACCCGCTAAATCTACAAAATATCTGTGCCTTTTCTTGTGTGGTATTTGTTCAGATTATACTTTGTAAAATCAGGGGCTGTGTGGGATTGTTTGGCTTAATTTATTTGGTTGGAAAACTATCCACAAAAGCAACGTGGGCGGCTGTGTTGCCACCCGTTGCCTTTAAGGTGCGAGCCTTTTCAGGCTCTGCCATATCTGAAAGCCGCATCTCCGTCAAGGTTCTTAGTAAGAAAACTTCTCGCTGTGGAGAACTCTTCGCCAACCAGTCCCAATCGAATCAGCCATGTTCGCATTGCAAATTTTGGATTTTCCGTTTGCTGTGGTTTTGGACTTGCTGTTTTCAGTTCCTTTGCCATTTCGGAAAGTGCAAGGCAAAGTTGAATGTAGCTTTTCAATTGTCCTGCGTGAAGTCCGTTTTTCTTTTCTGCTGTAGGCTTGTCAAACTGGAAAAGTCGAAATTCGATTGTGCTTTTTGTAAAGGTTGCGTGGAAGTTCAGCATATGGTATCTGCTGTCATTGTAATGCTGATTTCTGCCGTAATTCGCACCGTTTGCTGTGTACCAGATGTCTGCAAGCTGTGCCATTGTGGTTGGCTTCTTTTTGTTCAGCTGTTCAATGAATCTTGGGTTTACCGTTCTGCAATATCTGTTCATTCTGCACTGGTCGATTTTCAAAGCATCTGCAATCAGTCTTTCGTGGCTTGCCATGATGTTTGCAAGGTTTCTGAGGCTTTGCGGTGTGTGTCCGTTCGCTCCGATGTGAATATGAACTCCTGCCCCAATCTCTGCGTGGCTTACTGCTCCTGCCTTGCGAAGTCTTCTCACAAGCTCCTGCAAGATTTCAATGTCGCTGTATGTAAGAATCGGCGTTACCATTTCGCATTTTTCAGCATCACATCCTGCAATGCTGACATCTTTCTGGAATTTCCATTCTCTGCCCTGTGCATCCCAAGCTGACCAGGTGCTGTATCCGTTTCGACTTGCTGTGAATTCATATCTGCCTGTTCCGAAAAAGTCTGCGGCAAGCTTTGCAGCTCGTTCTCTTGTGATGTGGTTCATCTCAATTTCAACCCCAATGGTCTGATTTTTCAGGTTTTCAATCTGTCTTTCTGTTTTAGCGTTCATGGTATTTTCCTCCGTAATTTCGGGCTTTCTGCCCTTTCGTTGTATCACATATTACCGCATTACGGAGGATATAGCAATACGATTACTACACAATCTTTTCGGCTGTATTTCCGCGAATAATTGTGTAATATACAGTCTTGCTTTCCTTGATTTTCTATGGTAAAATACAGTACGATGGAATAGGTTCTGCCTTATTTTTCGGCTGCCACAACCTTGAAAGAATCCACTTCGGGAATCAGGGCAAGAGAAGAGCCGTTCTGCCATTTCATGTGTATGGAACCCAAATCATCGATATGGGTAACCTCACCGATCGTTCCGGGAAGAATGGGATATTTTTCATTTCGCATAGAAATCAGCTGTATCTTTGTCCCAACGGGATACTGTTTTCTGAGATTTTCAAGATATGCTTTATTCGGAAACTTCATTATTTGCTACCTTTCTGAAAGCCGAACTGCCTGAAAGATTTCTAAGCAGTACCTTTCTTGTTGACTTGTACTCTACACCAATCATGCCAAGGCGAAGGAGATAACAACGCATTGTGTATTTGGGATTATCGCTGGTTTCAAGCTTATTGTTGATACGTTTCTGATTCTTTGCAAATTCGCAGAGCATGGAAATGAAAGTGCAGTAGGCATTTGCATCACCATCATTTTCAGCGGTAAACCAAGGAAAGCAAATCTTGTCTGCTTCAGCGACGATTTTAAGGTTGTCAGTTTTGAATGCAGCCTTGAAAAGTTCACCCTTATTTTCTACGATTTTTCTGAGCCTGTCGATTGTAGCATCATCAACCAGTTCCAAAGGCATCTCTACCGTCAGACCGTTTTCTTCTTCATCAAGTGGAACATCATAACCTCTGCTTGCAAGTTCACTAATCAGCATATCAATCTCTTTGCTGTCAGCAGAATCGCTGATTTCAAGATTACCCTCTTTGGTAACGGTGTAAAAGTCACCAATTTTGTATGCACAAGTCGGCATGAACTGATATTCGGCAGGAGCACCAATAATCTCGCTGACTGTTTTTGCAAGTTCTTTTCGTTTTTCTCCTATAAGCTGAAATTCAATTATCATATGTTTGACCTCCTTTTTGGTAGTACACATGATAACTCAGAATGGCACAGATAGCAAGTGTGGGATATGTAGAATTATTTCCCCTCGTTTTGTGCATAATAGGCGATTCCTGCCAGCACAAACAAAGCGTTGCTTGAAGCGATACCATTTCCCCACATTTTATAGGCAGCACTATCAGAATACGGATTCTTCAGCCACTTTTCAATCTGCTTACGGGATTTTGGTTTGCAGGTCTTACCGATAGCTTTGTTGTATGTTTCAAAAACATTCTGCCACCAATTTATCTGTTCTTCGGTCGGATTTTCAATGCCAATATCATCACACCACCAAGTCGGCATACCTTGCAGTAACGCACATTCCTGGGGTGTCAGTCGTCTTACGATGTATTCAATTTCAGGAGTGCTGTCATTGACAACAGGCGGGTCTTTGTAATCCGATGCTACAAGTGTGTTTGCTTTTTCCTTTTTAGCAACAGTATGGTGGGAATTTTTGCTTGTGGAGTATTTCGGATGAGCGATTCCGCCTGCCCCCGATGCAACGATTGTAGGAGATTTTTCTTCTTCCACCTGAAAACTGAATCGTGCGTTGTATCCCTGATTCATGGCAGGTCTGCCGATGCCATACGATACAGCATGATTTTCCGTACAATTCAGCGTATACATGGTTTCCGATTCCTTGTATCCGTCACCATGATGTGAAGGTCTGCTGCCGTTTCCTTCAACTACTACCATTCCGCCTTGATTTTTGCAAGGTGACTGATTGCTGGTATCAATGGTTCTTGAAGTATCTGCTTCATAAAATCCGCTGTTTGGATTGTTCGACAGCATAGAATTACTGTATTTTCCACAGATACCATATGCCTTTGGAACGAAAAGTGTCTGGTCGTTATTGCAGGAAAGAGTAGCAGATTTGTTTTTCTGAATCAACGCTCCACGTCCACCATTTCCGTGACCACATCGTATTTTCAGTGTTGCAGGAACAACCGATGATTCCACCACAAAAGGCTGATTGTTTCCGCCTGTTCCATAAGTTGCAGAAACTGTCTGAGCAACATTAAGAGGTCCTGTGTATCTGGTATCCTGAGAATGATTCTCGAACATCAGTCCTGAGCCTGTTTCTTCAGAGCAGTTTCCAAAACTTTGGGCAGTTTCTTGCCACGCTCTGAAGCTCTCCGCAGAATACCCAGACACGCCTTCTGACTCAAATAATATTTTTGAGGCACATCCGCCCTCAAAATCTGCGACAAGGTAGACACGCATTCTTCTCTGGGGTACGCCCCAGTATTGAGCATCGAACGTCCTGTAGGCGACAGAGAAATTTTCACCCATGATTTCTCCTGCCTTTGTCCATTTTTCAGGTTTAGGAACAGATAAATCTGCGTCTTTAATCTTGCAGAGTTCTTCAAGAACACATCGGAAGTCTTCTCCGCCATTTGAGGAGAATGCTCCTGTGACGTTTTCCCACACTGCAAATCTCGGATATTTTCCATTGGTTGCACCTCTCATTTCCTTTATGATTCTGATTGCCTGAAAGAAAAGTCCTGAACGCTCTGCATTCAAGCCCTGACGCTTGCCTGCAACTGAAAGATCAGTACAGGGCGAGCCAAAGGTAATAATATCCACAGGTTCAATTTCTGCACCGTTGACGCTGTTGATGTCACCAAGGTGCTTTATAAAAGGCAGTCGCTTTTCGGTTACAGCGATAGGAAAAGGTTCAATTTCTGATTTCCAGACAGGCACGATGCCGGAAAGCATAGCCATCATGGGGAATGTTCCTGAGCCATCAAAAAGGCTGCCGAGCGTAAGAGGTTTATTCATCAGGCTTTTCCACCTCTTTTACAAGTTCACAGTAAGGTATCTGCTGTCCGTCACGGATAACATACACACCGTCAGCATCGCCGGTATCCTCAACATAGCGGCGGAGAATAACAGATGCATACTTCTCGTCAAGCTCCATCATGTAGCAGATTCTGTTCATCTGCTCACAAGCCATCAGCGTTGAGCCGCTGCCGCCAAACGTATCAATAACTACACCATTTGCCTGTGTGGAATTTCCGATAGGATAGCTTAAAAGGTCAAGTGGCTTTGAAGTTGGGTGATTTGCATTGCGTTTCGGCTTATCAAAATTCCAGATGGTCGTTTGCTTGCGGTCTGAATACCAATGATGCTTGCCGTTCTGCATAAAGCCATACAGCACAGGTTCGTGCTGCCACTGATAATCCGAGCGTCCAAGCACCAGACTATCTTTCACCCAGATACAGCAGCCTGCAAGATGAAATCCGGCATCAATGAAAGCCTTTCTGAAATTCAAGCCCTCCGTATCCGCATGGAATACATAGGCTGCACCGCCTTTTTCAAGGTGGTCAGCCATACACTTGAATGAAGCAAGAAGAAAGTTGTAGAATTCTTCGTTTTTCATACTGTCATTCTGAATGGTAAGTCCACTGGAACTCTTGAAAGAAACTCCATAGGGCGGATCAGTCAGAATAAGGTTTGCCTTTGTATCTCCCATAAGAGCAGATACATCTTCCGCAGAAGTAGCGTCGCCGCACATCAGCTTATGTTTTCCGACAATCCAGATATCGCCATGCTGTACAAATGCAGCCTTTTCAAGTGCCTTGGTAAGGTCAAAATCATCGTCTTTGACTTCATCACCGCTGTTTGTATCAAATAAATCAGCAATTTCAGATTCATCGAAACCGGTCAAACTAAGGTCAAATCCGAGATTCTGTAACTCTTCCATCTCAACAGCAAGCAAATCATCGTCCCAGCCTGCGTCCAATGCCATACGATTGTCGGCAAGAATATATGCCTTTTTCTGTGTCTCTGTGAAATGGTCAACATATACACAAGGAACTTCTGTAATTCCTTCTTCCTTTGCTGCCATGATGCGTCCATGCCCAGCAAGAACGTTGTATTCCTTGTCAATGATGACAGGATTCACAAATCCAAACTCACGGAGGGAAGAACGGAGTTTCAGAATCTGTTCTTTATTGTGTGTACGAGCGTTATTTGCATAAGGCACTAACTTGTTGATGTCAACAAGCTGAAATTCTGTGGTCATTGTCATCTGTAATTCCTCCTCTGCTGAATTCTGAGCATACCTCTTCGGGCGGCATCCATATTGCCTTTGACAGCCTGTCCTTTTATTGTGCGGTATTGCTGTTTGGTCATGTTGTTTCTCTGCTGTTTCAGTTCTCTCCAGAATTGAACATCTGCTTTCATGTATTTCTCACTTTCTGCTTCTCAGTAATTTTTCCATCATATCTTCCTGCGGATTGCCCTGAAATTCCACAGAGCAGTTTTCACGGACTATCTGAAAAATCTGATTCCAGATTTGGTTTGCCTGTTTCATGTAATTTTGTGACATCGCTACATAGGGAGAGGCAATTGCCGCACCAGTTGTAGGATGTTTGGAAATGTATCCGTACTTTGTAACAATCTGCTCGCAGTGAATCCAACGGGAAATGCTCATGGCATACTGTTCCACAAGCTGACGGCTGACGATCTTCTCGCAGGAACGTTCTTTCAGCCATTGATAAGTTTCTGTATACACATCATCTGCAAGGAGTTTTGTGCCGTCACGCTGTAATTCTTTCATGAAATCTCTGACAGGCGGTGTTTCAGCAGATTCTATATCCGCAGGCTGCATCATAACTGCTGCCGATTTTCCCTCAGCAATCTTCTCAGTGAGTGCTTTTCTCGGCCTGCCTGCACCCGCTCTTGCACCGCCTCGGTTTGTACCGTCTTTCGCCATGATGTCATCACCTCCGAAAAATCAAAGAAAATCAAACAAAACTTAAAATCGGGCATAAAAAATGCCGACTGCAAAAGTCGGCAAAGTTAGCTGTTATCAGTGTTTTTCAGTATTTTTATCTCTGAGGGGTCAATAGGGTGTTTGAATACCCATTTTTGTGCGTAAGAGGGGCCACCGGTCAATGTTTTGTCTATTTTTAGAGGTTTTTATACCCCCAGGGGCTATTTTTCTCCTAAAAGCATAGTGATTTTAGGAGAAACTTGAAATTAATAGGAGTAAACAGGTCTGCTGTCCTCATTGCCGGTCTTTTTATCATGGCACGGTTTGCATAAGGCTTGCCAGTTGGATTCGTCCCACATCAAAGCGGGGTTGCCACGATGCGGAATGATATGGTCGACTACCGTTGCAGGGACATATCTTCCTTGCTGCAGGCAACGTACACACATCGGGTGCTTGCGGAGGTAAACTTTACTGAGCCTACGCCACTTGCTGTTGTAACCACGCTTTGCAGCTGACGGTCTGTCAGGCTGTTTGTGTTTCTCGCAGTATCTTTGTCCTGCATCAACAAGCTGTGGGCAGCCAGAGTAACCACAAGGGTGCTTACTCTTCTTCGGCATTCTCTCACATCCTTTTTTCTGATTATAATGATACCACATTTTCTTAGTGGCTTTCAATGGCTTTTAGTGGCGAGTTTATAATTTTCTGCACTTCATTCAATGCTCTGCCGTGCATACGATAAACCCATCTCAAATCTGTAGACATCAGCAAGGCGATTTGTTCCCATTTCTTAAATTGCAAGTAACGCATCTCCAGGATTGTTCTGTATTCCGCAGGTTCAATGCTGTTTACAACACGCATAATCTCACGTTTCAAATTCACTAAGGCATCAATATCCCTGTCGATTTCACTTTCAAGGTCGATAATTTTTACAATGGTTTCTTCCATTCGGGAAGTATTTCTATTTGGACTGTGTGGCATATCGCTGTAAACTGTTGTAGCTTTTGTCGCAAGCTCGTTCAGGTTTCTAATTTGTTCAATTTTAGAATTAATCTGCATATCAAGATAACGTGCCTGTTCCATGTATTCTTTTGCTGTCATATTGCCTCCAATTCCGCCTTGACTGCTGACATCAAAGCTGTCTGTGTTTTATCTTTTTCGGTAAGTGCTTTCAGGATTTTCTCGTCAACCGTACCTCTTGTGATAATATGCTGTATGATAACAGTTTCGGACTGTTGTCCCTGTCGCCATAATCTTGCATTGGTCTGCTGATAAAGTTCCAGACTCCAGGTCAGTCCAAACCAAACAAGGAAATTTCCTCCCGCCTGCAAATTCAATCCGTGACCTGCACTTGCAGGATGTATCAATGCGACCTGCAATTTTCCGCTGTTCCAATTCTTTATGCTTTGTGCTGATTTGATTTCCTGATATACAATTCCAAGCTTACCAAGCCTTTCTGCAATTCTTGTTCGGTCGTGCTTGAACCAATAGGCTACAAGGACAGGTTTGCCGTTTGCAGATTCAATAATATCCTCCAACGCATCAAGTTTTCGGCTGTGTATCGGGATTATCTCTCCACTATCATCATAATTTGCACCGTTTGACATCTGACACAGCTTATTGCTTAAAGCTGCAGCATTTGCCGCTGTGATCTCTGTATCCTGAACTTCAAGAATCAATTCATCTTTCAGTTCTTTGTATTTTTCTTTTTCAGCATCAGACATTTTCACGATGTATTCGTTTGAAATGAGTTCAGGCATTTTCAAGTGGTCAATTGCTTTCATAGAAACTGTGATGTCTGATATTTTCTCGTATATCCTTTCTTCCGCATCGGGAAGAGGTTTGTAGGAATACACGACATAGCCGTTTTGCTTATCAGGCTTGAAATATTCATTTCGATATTGCCCGATAAATCTTCCAAGGCGTTCGCCCATATCCAGCAATTTGAACTCAGCGAATAAATCCATTAAACCATTGCTTGCAGGAGTTCCTGTCAAGCCTACGATCCTTTTCACTTTTGGTCTGACTTTCATCAGGGCTTTGAAGCGTTTGCTTTGGTGACTCTTGAAGCTGGAGAGTTCATCAATTACCACCATGTCGTAATCAAACTTCGTGTTGTTGACGAGCCAGTCCACATTTTCACGATTGATGATGTAGATGTCAGCATTTGCCTTTAAAGCTGCAATGCGTTCTTCTGCCGTTCCGACTGCAACACTGTATCTCAGGTGCTTCAGATGATCCCATTTTTGCACTTCTGCCGACCATGTATCTCTTGCTACTCTCAGCGGTGCGATAATCAGAACTTTTCTGACTTCAAACAGGTCATATATCAGATTGTTGATAGCTGTAAGGGTTGTGATCGTCTTGCCAAGACCCATATCAAGCAGAAGTGCTGCAATTTTGTGTTCTTCAATAAACTTAACTGCATATTTCTGATAATCATGTAGTTCCATCGTTTTTCACCTCCAAGATGATTTTGTCGATGTCCTCTAAGGCATCAAGGACGTAAACCTGAAAGCCTAACCGCCTCAGAAGTCTGTGCCTTGAAAGCTGTAGAGGTCTTGGTTTCTCTCCCGGTGCTTTCACTTCCACAAAGGCAAATCTGCCATGCGGTAAAAGCAGTAAACGGTCTGGCATTCCATCGAAACCGGGAGATACAAACTTCGGACAAATCCCGCCATGCTTTTTTACTGCCGTTACAAGTTTCTGTTCTATCTTTTTTTCTCGCATTCCATTCCTCCTGAAATTCACAAGACACAACTGACACAACAGTTTCGGAAAAATCCTATACGTGCGTATGTGCGTATACACGCTTACGTTATTCTCTATAAAATAGATTTCATTTAATATAGAAATTCTTGTGATACTTGTGTCAGTAGTGCTTGGAAGTGCCTATTTTAAAGGCTTTTTTGCTGTTCACAACTTCTGTCAGAAACACAAGAGGACAGAATCACAACCTCTCGTAAATCCTCTGCCTACCATAGATGGCAAGCTTTCTGATTTTGTCAGTTCTCTGCCAACCGTCCACTTTGGTCATAAGGGCAGCTATCGCATAGGAGTCGGATGGCTTGAGGTCGGATAAGTTCCTGCAAAAGCACTCGCTCCAGATCTCCGCATTGCTGACCGACTTTCTCTGCACCGTACCCTTTGCCGCAGTATTGTCCGTGAGAAAATTTCTTCTCTCATACAAATCCATGTGACTCCAGTTATCCGGAAGAAGTGTATTTAAGTACTCCTCGACCATGCCCTGGCGCTCATCGCTTTCCATTGCATCAATCTGTTCGCTCAATGCTTCACTGCTTTCCTGCGAATTCAGATACAAAGGCTCGCCCTGCCCATACAGGTACTTTGCTTCCGCCCACATTTGCAGGACTTCTTCTCTGGTAATATCCCATGATTTACGCTTGCTCTGCCCGGTTACCTTAATCGGCCAAAAGCGGCGGTTGCCTGTAATATCACGGAGGAAACCTGTCTCGGAGTTGGTTGTTCCCACGATAATGCACTGCCTTGGGTGGCTCTCAATCGTTCTGCCATAGGACGGACGGTAAATATCATCAGTACGGCTGACAAAGGCTTTCACGACCTCTACATCCGCTTTTTTGAGTCCTGCCAGTTCGCCCAGTTCCAAAATCCAGTATCCCTGCAGTTTCTCCGCACCGCTCTTGTCCTTCATATCCGTCAGATTCAAGCTGTCGGAATAATACTCATTTCCCATCTTTGCAAAAATCGTAGACTTACCGCAGCCCTGCGGACCCACCAATACCACAACCGAATCAAACTTGGTACCCGGCTCGTAAATTCTCGCTACCGCCGCCACAAAGGATTTTCTGGTTGCAGCCTTAACGTATCCCGTGTTATTCGCGCCAAGGAAATCAATATACAGATTTTCAAGCCTTACCACACCATCCCATTCCGGCAGTGCGTCAATCCAATCACGAAGAGGATTGAAATGCCTGTCCTCGACCACCTTAGTGAAAGCCACATCGTGGTTTCGGCTGGAGAAAGTTTCATAACGAATGTCGATGAGTGCCTTCAGCTGAGCTGTATCCGCATCTCTCCAGAACTTATTGTCACTGGGTCTTGTCCACGGAATGGCACCTGTAATCTGCACTCTGCCTACCAGTTCATTGAAGGCAATATTTGCAAAATCCGGGTCATTGTTTAATATCAGCATCAGATTCCACACACTGTTTTCAAGGCACTTGCTTCTTGGCATATAGCGAAGTTTGGTCTGCCAGTTGGTATTCTCCGAAAAATCGTCTGCTGCCCTTTGCTTCTTTTCCTCAAGGTCCTGTAATTTAACCTTATCAAGCGTCATGGCAAACTCGCACATCTGCTTATATGATTTTTTATCATCGTCCTCACTGAATTTATGAAGGCGGACAAGGTCAAAGGCATTGCACAGTTTACCGCCTGCAGGGTCGGTTGCATGGTGGCTGTAGGAAAATTTATCATCGTAAATTACAACACCCGCAGAACCCTCACCAGGAATAAAATCATATCTGCCGGAGGTATCTGCAGTCGGCTCATATACACCTTGAAGGAACTCATCAATTGCCGTACTGATAGGAAAATAAACACGGTTGAACAGACCGACCACGCCCTCTTTTTCAAGTGGGTCTTTCTGCTGTTTTACATTATGGTCGGATGCCTTGCTTTCCTTCGGTGTGGTAGGGAGTAGAGAACAATCTCTCCAATTAGGATGCTTCGCAAAAATCGTGTCCGGGTCAAGCCAGTCACCTTCTATTGTGTCAAAGAGGTATTCTCCATTGGACGGACAGGTCGGCCAGTACATCAGCTGATGCGGAGAAAACGAACACGGGTCAAGCATACTGATAAAGCCGTTATCCTGGGCATAATATCTTGCAGCCGCATTGAATTCATCCGGGGACATATCACGGCTGACCGGAATAATCATTCTCGCCCTCGGATGCTCCGGGGTGTGGCTGTGGGTGGTGTAATAGCAGCCCTTGTTGGAAATTTTGCTGCCAATGTTCTGCAAAAACTCTGTTTCAATGTTGTCAAGGTCATATACCAGCATGGAACGGCACACCACTTTATTTGCCTGTCTGCGGTTATCACGCAGATGTCCGGCAACAAAGCCGCCCTTGTCCTTGATATCATCACGCTGACCTTTGGGCAGTTTCGGATATTCTTCTGCCGTTTCTGAAGTATAAATAGGACTGCGCAAGCGGTCACATAATTCATCGAATCGAATCGTTTTATTCGACCAGAATTTTGCCGTCCTGCCGTTTCCATAGGCAATACTCAAATCACGCATTTTCTGTAACCTCCTTCAAATCACTGCCAAAATAGCGCAGTCTGTAATTTTTCCTTTTGGCTCTCCTGATTTCGGCATCCATTCCGGCTGATACGATTTCTCCGAACACCCAAACCTCGCTGCAATGGCTTATCAGCACATTTCCAAAATGAAGCCCCAATTCACGTTCCGTTAAATCGTTATCATTAAGAAACTGTGGAAACAGCAAATGCGGAGCAATGGGGATATACCCCTGCTCCACAGCAAATCGACTGTACTTTCGTGCATTTGCAATGTTCCCGGCAATATCTCCGGAAAACGGGGAGCATACATACACAATCGGTCTGTACGCTCTTGCCGCTTTTGTTGCCTTCTCGATGGATGTTAGTGCTTCGTAGGTAGTTGGATCAGGATAGCCTTCGCTGTTATACCTGCTCACACCCACAAGCCGCACCTCCCATCAGCTTTCTGCTGCAGTTATCGCAAAGGACTGCCGTGCCAAACAGGTCAACATCACCGTCTGCAAATACATCTGCAAGGTCGACCTGAACCTCTGAACCGCAGTGCGGACAGCGGCAGAATACATTTTCATCGTTGATTTCAATGGAAACCTCCATCGCATCATTCAGCTGTTCTTTCACATAAAACATCTTATTTTTCCTCCTCTAATTTGGTTTTGTACCATTCAAGATGGCGTTTTCTGTCTTCGTAAGCAGGGAATGCCACGAGCAGACCCACATCAACTTTCTGCAGGATTTCCAGCATCTCAATCTGTTCTTTGGTCAGATACGGTCTGATACTTTTGCCTTTTTCGATGTTATTGGCAAGTCTGAACTGTTTTGCAGTCATGCCCAGAACAATGCGGTTTAACATATCGCACTCATTGCTGAAGTGATAAGGCTTCGGCTTGTCATGGAGCAGCTTGATATTTTCGGTCAAAAGTGGGAACTCCTGTCTTGCAGATACCAGGTTCTTAATAAAAGCATCCATTTCATTAAATCTGCGAATGTACAGTTCTTTGAACTTCATAGCCTTTTGCCCGGTATATCCCATTGCCAGCATTGTGAAACCGTCACGGGTCATGCAGTAGCACGGCTGCTTTTTATTCTGGTTGTTGGTGTATGAGGACGGCGCAAAATTGCGCTGTCTGAATTCTTCACTTAACCCGGATGTTGGGTCAGTGATTTTGCGGATATCACGCAGCACCTCTTTATGGTTCTTCTCAAAAAACTCCGCTACAAACAAGCTGTCCACTCTTGCGGTGTCATGGGCATCGGCAAAGATGCCGTATTCGTCTTTGGGTATCAATTCTTTCATAAAAATACCGCCTTTCATAAAAGTAGGGTCTTGCCCTCTGATAGTGAAAGGACAAAACCCTGCGTTTTAAGAACCGTATTTTTAATCTTTTTTGTAGAAGCTGCATTCATACCCGTCAGCACGGAGAAGCAGACCCGGAATCCATGCCGGAGTTCTGCCCATCTGCTCACATATGGCATCAAGGGAAACTCCCATACTGCATTCAATAATCAATTCGTCATGCACATGACCGCAGATAAAGCAATGCGACAAGGTTCTCATGGAATGAGCCAAAATATCCCTGCTGATTGCCTGCACGATATTTTCGACAAACTTGGGGCCATAACTTTCGATGCGTTCCCATTTCTTCGTACCGCCGACACCTTCATAGGTTACAGACTCACCGCCGAAACGGTTCTCTCCCATGCGAGGTTTCACATAAGAAAGCTGTCTGCCGGAAGGGAGCTTGATGAAAAGCATACCGCTCTGATAGATAAAACGGATACCATGCGTTTCGGTCGGCACTCTCTTTTTCACAGTTTCCTTGACACATCGGTCAACCTCCCACCAGAACCTTACGATATTGGGATTGGCGGCTCTCCAGGAATCTACAAGCGGCTGTAATTCTTCTTCATCAAGTCCCATATCAAGGGCACCCATCGCTTTCAAAGCACCGACCGAACCGCCGTAGCCGAGAGCCAATTCAGCGATTTTGCCCTTTTGACGGAGGTTTCCGTTGACACCGTGCTTTTCCACAGGAACACCAAACATGGCGGATGCCGATGCACAATAAATATCCTCGTTATTCGCAAAGACCTCTGTTCGCCAGTTTTCTTTTGCAAGATGCGACAGCACCCTTGCTTCAATTGCCGAGAAGTCCGCTACCACAAATTTCATTCCCGGTCTTGGCACAAAGGCAGTGCGGATAAGCTGTGAAAGTGTATCCGGGATATCATCGTATAAAAGTTCCATTGCATCATAATTGCCGGACTCCACCAATTCTCGTGCCTGTTCCAAATCCGGCATATGATTTTGAGGTAAATTTTGCAGCTGTATCATTCTGCCTGCCCATCGGCCACTGCGGTTGGCCCCATAAAACTGAAACATCCCTCTGGCTCTGCCGTCCTCACAGACTGCATTCTGCATCGCCTGATATTTTTTCACGGAGGACTTGGATAACTGTTGCCTTAAGAGCAGAACCTCCACCAGTTCCTTTGGGGCAGTTTTGACCGCCTGTGCCACTTCCTTTTTGCCAAGGCTGTCCATCTCCAAACCGTTATCCAAGAGCCACTGCTTCATCTGCACCACGGAATTTGGGTTATCAAGGTCAGTCAATTTCTGCATTTTCTCTGCCAGCTCCGCCTTGGATTTTGCATCAAAAGCGATGGCATTCTCCACCACCGCCATATCAAGAGCAATCCCTCGGTCATTGATTTCCTGGTCGAGATGGTATTCCTCCCACACAAAATCCGGCACCGGGAACTTTTTCAGTTTCTCCTGGATGGACATCTCCACTTCCACGTCCCGCTTGTTATAGAATTTAAAGAGATTCCATTTCTCCCTGTCATGTTCCGGCAGATTGCGTGTCCTGCCGCCGTTTACCTTGGTGGATTTACACGGAACACAGAAATACCGAATAAGGTCTTTGCCTTCCTTCAGCTTCTGTTCTTCCAAACCAAGCACTGCACCTGCCCCGGCAAGTGAAAGCGGAAGCCCCATATATGCCGACCATATCATGGAGCATTTCCACGCCGCTGGGTCAAGGTAATCTCCTACAGTATCCTCATTAATGCTGTAACCGTAAAACTGCTGTGGGTAGTTTCTGCGAAGATACTCTGACAGGCAGACTCGTTCAAAGGATGCGTTGAATGCCCACTTAGTCACCATATCATCAGTCAGCGCTTGTATAATCTCCATTGGTATTTCTTCGCCCTGTGCCAGGTCATAGACCATGACCTCACCGCCGTTTACGGATACACCAAACAGCAGTATCTCGAATGCAGGTGATTGGGCATATTTATATACACCACACTTCTGCAAATCCATATCGCTGTATGTCTCAATATCAATGGAGAGTGTTCTGATTTTTTTCATATTGCCACTCCTTCCTATAAGCAAGGCGGCGAAGAATATACCTCCGCCGCCCGCTGTCATTTACTCTGCCTTATCAGCAGACTCTTCATTTTTCTTACGCTTTTTCTCCTTGTGCTTGTCAATGGCATACTTAATGAGAAATCCCACATCCGCAAGGAACATTCCCATCACAGCACCGAAACACATGGAAAGCATAATGTGCTGAACCATTGTCATCGTATACCGCCTCCTTATGCGAGAAAATCGTCATCCGCATCGGTAGCAAAATCGTCCTCGGCACGGCTCTTTCCGCCAAGAGGCTCTCCGTCCTTAATCTTCTGAAGATTATTCAAACCGCAGGCGATACCCTTATTCCCATTGGAATTGAAGGCATAGAAGTTGATGGATGCACGGCCATATACACCGCTGTACACCTCACTGCGGTCAAGAATCGGCTGACGGTCTGCATCAACAATACCGGGAGCAGTCGCAGAGTTGGCATTGACGAAGTAACAGCCTGCATACGCTGCATCGTCGGGTCTTTCCAAATCTCCGTCACGAAGAGGAGTCTTGAGAATAGACAGAGCAGGTACACTCTTGCCATTGCCCTTCAGCTTGGACTCGCCCTCTTCATAAGCAGACTGGATAGCCGCCTTAATCTTGTTTACCGTTGCGGTATCAGACTTCGGAATGATAAGGCTCACACTGTACTTCGGTGCGCCGCCGTTGATGGATTTCGGATCCCACACATTTGCGTAAGACCAACGAGTATTGACTCCTGTGATTACCTTGGTAGGGTTTGTGTAATTCTTTGACATATTAGTTGTCCTCCTTAAAATCGTTAGCTGCTGTATTCATTGCCGGACGCTTGTCCGACATAGGTACCAATGTTGGCTTGCCCTGTGGTTTTTCAATAAACCCAGAGAGCAGTTCTTCAAATTTTGTCTTGCCGAGTAGTTTGGTCATTGCGGTAATACCCAGAACCTTGTGTTCAAACGGGTCATATCCTGCGTTCTTAACCGTATCTGCCACGGCTGTTTCATTTACATACTTCCTGTTGGAGCGTCCTTCGACAATCTTCCAGTCTTTCCACTGCTTGCCGCTGACTGCCTGCTGCAATGCATATTCCTTGACATCGCCCGTCCAGGATACCAGCGCGTCTGCTTTTGCTAAAATGGCCTCAATCTCATCATCTTCAAGTGTGGAAGGCATTTCAAAATCATAACGTGCAAGTTCCAGGTTGTATTCGGCTCTCTTGCGGCACTTGGCTTTAACCTTGCAGAACTGGCAGTGGTCTCCGGCTTTGTATTCGCCTTCGCCCTTGGCTGCAAGCTGTGCGGTAGGGGCAAGCACCTCATCCGCCCATTTCAGCAGTTCCTCTTTGGATATGGTGTAGGTGCTGACATTATCCCGCCTTGGCTGGAAGATGGTCATGGTCACCGAATCGATATCATAAATGCTGTCGAAAAGCTGTAAGGCTCCCAGTGCGTAACACATCATCTGTGGATTCTTTTCTGCTTCCACCAAAATTCCGACACCATATTTGAAATCGATAACCGTGAGGGTTTCATCTGCCACAATCACACAGTCACCGGTGCCGAACCCCTGCGGTACCCACTTGGAAAAATCAAGACGCTGTTCAATCAGAACGATTGGGTCTTTACATTTTTCCTTTGCCGCCGCAAGCTGCTCCATCACATACTGAGCATACATATCGGAACAGTCTGCCATCTCCTCATCAAAGAATGATAAATTCTCTGTAGGGTCTTTCGACTGCTGCCCCAGTGCTGTTTTCAGCTTATGTTCGCAAAGACTGTGGGCATCCGTACCCTGCATGGCGAACTCACTCGGTGTATCTCCGACTGTGGAACAGAGGAGAGCCGAAGGTGGACATTCCAACCACCTGTGACTGGAGGATGCTGATAATATTGCGTGTTTATCCGGCATTGCCAAGCACCTCCACTTCAGCAAGCAGTGCCTTATATTCTGCCGGGTTGACCTCAGACAGCTTTTCCACACCGTGTTTGTTCAGGATTGCTTTGACCTCTGCCGTAAAACCACTGCGGGATTTGTCTGCACACACGGCTCTAACATCTTCCAATGTGAGTGCCTTTTCCTCCGGTGCTTCCGGCTTTGGCTCCTCGGCGGATTTCTTCTTAGCAGCACTCTTTTTTATAGGCTGCTTTTCTTCTGCCGAACCGCTGAATAAATCAGCCAAACCTTCCGAAAGACCGACAAGCGTTTCCCCGCACTTTTTGAGTTCGTCAACGAGCATGGACAATTCGTTCATTTTTCCCATTCAAGCTTCCTCCTTCCATATTCAGTTTTTCTCTGCCACTGACTGCTGTAATACGGTCAGCGATTCTTTTTGACACGACACTGATTGCGATAAGCACATCAGATAACTCACGGTCGAGTTCCTGACTGCTGCAGCCGCTCGTGCCTGTTCTGCATCTGGTTGTCATTGTTTGACACCGTCCTTTCCGAGGTGCTTTGTTTGCCCCTCTGAGAGTGAAAGGACATACACAGCAGTTTTAAGAACCACTATTTTTGAAAAAATATAGAAACCTGCTCCGCCGGATACTGTTGCGGCAGAGCAGGCAGGGAATTATCCCTTATCTAAAGTCTTTCAGTCTGGTATTGAGTTTCAGCAGCACCTTATGCTTACGTTTATTGACACCCTTCTGGCTCATACCGATTGCCTGTCCAATTTCGGCTTCGCTATGGTTATTGCTGTACATCTCCATAATGGTGCGGTCGATTTCTTCCAGTTCGTCCAGTGCCTTATGAAGCTCGTCAATCAGCATTTTCTTCATAACATCCGCCTCAAGGTCGGAGTCGGTATCAGCGACTTCGTACTCGGTTTCCTCGTAAAGTTTGTCCAGGGAAACTGCAGGCTCCTGTCTCTGCTGACGCTTGTCCTCACGCCAAAGAGGACGCATATATTCGTAATACTGCTCCTCGGTTACAGGAATCATGATGACACGTGCCTTGCGGTTTCCGATTTTTGTCCATACCACATCCGTAGGGTTGATGCCGAAATCTTTGATGGTTTCTGCGGTTACTTCCATTGGAATGTAGTGATGTTTCTCGTTGTTTGTCTGTAGATTTTCAAATTTGTCCATTGTGTAGACCCTCCTTCGGTCTGAAAACCGAAATGAGGACCCACACTGAACTTCCCGTAATAATTGGCCATAAGAATGAAATCCTCATTTCTTAACTGGCCAACCGTCCCAGTGGGTTGACTGATATTTACTTGTGTCCGTTTCTCCGCTCTGGGCACCGCTGATCAGGCGATGAACATTGAAACGTGGATGTGAAAAACAACTCTTCTGTATATAAGGTTGTGTTGTCCTTCACTGTCTTTAAGTATAGTGGATCTCAAATTGTAATGGAAGATAGCCAAAATGCGCATTACTTTTACAATAAAGTAACGCTAACTTCATTGACTTTTTCATATAGTTTCTGTATAATTTAAGTGAAACATATTATTTGCCATTACTATTTCAGGGCAAAAAAATAAAGCCATAGCAAAAGCCATGACTTCTATGCGGAAGAAAGGAGCCGAAAATGCCCCAAATCAAAGAAAATTTTTTTGAAAATATTTTATTTCGGTTCGAAAGCTGTTCCTGTGACTGCGTCACGGATTTAGAGCATATCGCACCGGGAGAAGAACCTATTCGAAAATATAAATTACAGGCCTTGCCTGAGTCAAAACTGCTATTTGCTTATGCAGCTAAAAAGGGATTAGTACGAATCGCACCAAATGGAACAATTGAAGAAGCTAATGTCCTCGGAACACTGATGGCTTTGCCGAGCAAGTCTGTCAAGGAACTTTCCTCATTTATGAAAGAAAACGGTTTTTTATTTCCTGTATCTGCAGGACGCTACGAGGAAATCGATGCAAGTATTCTGTACAGCATTATGGAACGACTGCGAATGACCGTAGAATTAATGACCGCAGCAAACGAGATACAAAAGGACTATCAGAAAATCTTCTTGCTGACCATTAATTTGCTTTTTGCCGGAGACCTTACCATTCAAACGGATGCAATGGCTCAGGCATACTCTACCAAGCACCACTCTTATATCGACCTGCTGCAATCAGCTAACTTGAATGTTTCGTATGAAAGAGAGCATGAAGCATTTAATTCCGATTTCTACACAGTAGCAGATACCATTTATGGAAGCTATCAGCTTCCCATACAAGAATATAACGATATCAAAGGTGGCTATTCCACTAAGCCCGGTTTCAATGACCCTCTCTTCCGAAATATTATGGGACTGTATCTAAATCTCGAAAGTTCCGGTATTGAAAAGAACATCACAGACCTCCTGTTCCATTATTTCCATGAGGTCGGTATGCTTGATTTTAGCAACGGCTTTGCATATTACGAAGAGCCAAATCTTGATGCGTTCACGAAAGAGATGAAGGAGTCCTTAGTGGAAGTTGCCCGGTATATCATTGGTGAAGAAATAAATGCAAACCTGGATGGAATTCATCCCGTATACAACTCTAATACGATGTCTCCATCATGGAAGGTGGATAACTTGCTATGTGCATTGTATTTTTCGATTTTCTATCTGAAACCAGACCTTGAACTATACCGTCCTTGTGATAATCCAAACTGTGGTAAATACTTCTTAATCAAGACCACATCGACAAAGACAAGGTATTGCAGCACAGAATGTTGCAATCGTGTCACGCAGGCACGATACCGCAAGAAACGCAGAGAGCGAGAAGAAGCATCCAAGTAATAAAAAAAGACCTCTGAGCACAGTTTTTTAAACTGTCATCAGAGGTCTATATTTTTATGTACGAGGAGACGGAACAGGGTCTCGACCCAATACCGCTTCAATACATTCGGCTAAGGCCACCTTTTCTTTCAGTGGTTTTCCTGAATAGTGATACATCAGATATCTGGTGTCCATTACGATGCCTTGAATTCTCTCATAGTTTTTTCCATTGCTTCGCCAATCACCAACAGCTTCTCCCACATTTCCAACTATGGAATCAATCTCAAAGTGATTCTTTGCCATGTTGTACGGCATAATAAACGCATTGAATAAGGAATCGTTATCCACTCCCATGTGCTGCTCCAAATATTCTCCATAGGTAATTTGCTTATTGATGGAGGATCCGTTTGGCAAATGATTTGGAATACCAGTCCAACCATACTTGTAGCACTTAGCATCAAGCACATAATATTTGCCGTTGTAAATCATAATCGTATCTGGCATCAAAGGGCGTTTCTCTTTATATTTTCCTTTATCTAAAAGCCATCTGGTACGAGGAAAATATCTGTCCTTATCCCTTTCACCAAACGCTCTGTCTATCAACTTTTCCCATACATGGTCAAAATCATCTGTTCCAAAATAAAACTGCTTATCCGAAGTTTTTTCGTCCATAAATTCGAGCATATCTTTCATGCCTTGGAACAATGCTCTTTTCTTATCATCATTCGTTCCAGCCAGCCTGCTTTGAACAATCGCAATTGATGTTTTAACATCCGGGTGTGGTCCTGGTTCTTCTATTGTATAGGGAACATATAGCCATCCCAGTCGCTTGAAGGCTTCATAAACACAGTATCGGTTTACTTGCGTGATAAGCTTCGTGTCGTTTGGGGTAACGGAGCGAACCACAAAATTTGTGTAAATGAATGAACTCACTCCGTTTTTCGACTGTACAAGTGGCATTTGATTCCGCACCGTTCTTGGCCAATCCTGATTTCCCGTTGCTGCCGTTTTATAGGTTGGATCCGTTTCCACATAATACTTTCCGCCAATTGAAAAGAAATATTCTATTACGCTCTTGAAAGCATTAATTGGAAAATCCACGCTTTGTGGGGCAGCAAATCTATTCAATGCCAGCAGACGGTCATCTTTTGTTGTGAATTCCGAAAGCACCTGTATCAAATGTTTTATGTCTGTTCTAATTTCAGCATCAGTTTCCGGCAGTTGATATCCAATAGGAAAATAGACCATCGCATTGTCAGAATCTGCTTTAATGCCTACAAACCTGTCACCATCTTCATTTGAATTTACATGACAGTGGTCTGCCAAATCAAACTCCATAACAGATTTTAATGCTGAGTCCAAATCCATACCCAATCACCGCCTTTACTGTTCAGAGTCTCGGAAATCACTAACTACATTTTCCTTGAACATCTTAAAGCGGTCGATTCCTTGAGCATACATAAATGCACGGATTACCTGCTCCAAGCTCTGATATTCTGTACTTTCAAACACTACTTCACGATTAAATTTGAAGGCATCGTCCCACAGGTACTTGATAACCTTCTCTGGGAATTTGCGATACTGTTTCATTGCTTCACGGATTTCAGCAAGGCGAGTCTTCTCTGTATCTGTTAAAGTACCTGCTGACTCTTTTTTACGCAGTCCATCGTATTCACCATCAGACAAATTGCCCATTCGCTCATCTTTTTTCAGATCTCGCAAATGAACGAAGTATGCTCCAAGTCGCTTATCCTCAGAAGAAGTCATTCTCGCACTGTTACCTACAACAATTCCATTGATGGCTGTACAGAAATTTTTCCACGTAATAGTGGTATCAAGAATTTCAGCATTTGCCAATTCTGGGTCAACATTATCAAAGTTGTTTTCTATCAGGCGCATATCCCATCTTCTTTGGAAAGCGGTATCTAATGTAAATACATTCTGGTCAGAGGTGTTCATAGTGCCGATGATTGACAAATTAGATGGAATTCGTACTTTTCTCGTAGGGTCACCATATACAATTCGAGCAATATTGGCATTTGTAATACCATATTCGCTTGTACCAATAGGAAAGCCATCATCGTCAGTCTCACTAATCTCCACCTTACGGTCAAGTAACTGGAACACTTCTCCAAAAATTGCAGGTGCATTGCCACGATTGATTTCTTCAATAATAAGAATATATTCGTCTCCAGGATGCATATAAGCATCGCGGAGAATATTTGTAAATGGACCAGCGGTAAATTTATAACTTACCTGTCCATCTTCTGCTACATTCGGTAGAATCTGACCTATAAAATCTGAATAAGTATAATCTGGGTGAAACACTAAACGTTCCACCTTACTGTCCTTCTTGCAGTATTCGTGTTCAATCGTCCAGCTTTTGCCAGAGCCAGGAACGCCATAAAGAAGAACATTGCAGCCCGTTGTTAAACGTTGTGTCTCATACTGTTCTGGAGCAATACCCTCATCATCCGCATCCATATCTTCCAAACCAATGACCTTGGTTGCAGACAAACGCAAGAACGTATCAACTCGCTTCTGATAACTCTCTAAGTCACCCGTCCTTCTATCCCTTGTTGAAACATTACCATTTGAATACGTGAGGTATGGGTTCATTTCATCAGATAATAAAGACTTCAAAATACGGAGAGAGCCTTTAGCTTCTTTATCACCGCTTATATCAACAGTTTCTTGCGTTTCAAGCACTTTACGATATAGGCTGTTCTGATTAAAAATAACATCTCTATTACCATCCACTAACTTGAAAACAGCACCTTCTGAAAGAGCGGTCAAAATATGCATTAATTGCAATTCACATTCAGAATCCGTATTAATATTGAAGCCAACCCATGACATGAGAACTCTTATATATGCGTCATGATTGCTTTCAACTAAGCTATGAATAATATCAGCATTTACAGTATACAATAACTTCTTAGGATAGCGCGTACCACCTGTTCTTTCTGCACTTGCGGCCTTTCCCTCATCGACAAAGCTGACCTTTGCTAATTTCCACACAAGTTCAAAAGCAACAATAAGAGCCTCCATCTGGGATTTGAACAACTGATTTTCATTAATAGTTGCCACCAAAGATTCTGCATCAATTTCATCTTCCTGGCAGATCTCTGACAAGTAGTCGATGACCCATTGGTCTAATTCATCTGTCATAACGATGCCATCACCATTTTGTTGTGAATACACAAGTTCTGCTGGTCTGTCAGCACATTCCCATAACAAAACAGCAAGAGCAATAGTGCTTTTCACATGGGGAAGCGAAGACTTGATTCCCAGTTTCAAATCTAACTCATCATACACAGATATATTATCGGGTCTATTCATGGCTCGATTCCTCCTTTATATCATTCATAATTACTTTTGCAATCGCTGCTGCCAAAAGTGGCGGAACTGCATTTCCCACCTGTTTCATCTGAGAGCCTTTATTTCCCACGAATCTAAAATCATCTGGGAAGGACTGTATTCTTGCCGCTTCTCTGACAGTAATTGCTCTATCCAAAAATGGATGTGTGAACTTGCCAGAAGACGGGGTGTCAAATCTTGTGGTTATGGTAACCGAAATCTCATCTTTACGCATACGAGTCCACGTTCCACTGTATATGGATTTTGTAAGATGCTCCTTCGGAAGCACTTCTTTTCCTGCATTCGGCGGAATCATTGCCAGTCTTTCAAGTGCAAGTGGAGAGTGTTTTGTAGCGATGTGATTATACAATGTTGTGGAATCACCACGTAATAATTTCTGATAGTCGCTTTCCGGAGCATTTCTATATTCCTGCTTATCAGTTCCTTCTCCTGATTGCAGATAAGCTAAATCACTTATCGCATCCCAAATAGTCACCTTTTCATTTTGTGGTTCAGGCAACTTTGGAGCTACTCCATTTAACTTTCCGATTATTATCGCACGTCTGCGATTCTGCGGTACTCCATAGTCAGATGCATTCAGCACACCATGTTCCAAGGAATACCCCATCTTATTGAAAAGTTCTTCGATTTCTTTGAAAAAGTATCCGCCCTCTGCTGTCAGCAGATTAGGAACATTCTCCATAACGAAATATTTCGGTTTTACCAGTTCTACTACTGCAACATAATATTTGAACAGAAAGTTTCTCTCATCGTGTATCGTTTTTCGTTGCCCCTTTTGGGAAAAGCCTTGGCAGGGTGGACCTCCGATAACGACATCTATCTTACCTGTATAGGAACCAAATACTTCTTTTAAGTCCAGAGAAGTAATGTCTCCGATGATCATTTTTGTATTCTTATGATTCTCGATGTATGCAGCTGCAATTGATTTATCGTATTCATTTGCAATGAGAACTTCAAATCCCTGCTTTTCAAAACCGAGAGACAATCCTCCTACTCCGGCAAACAAATCAATTACACTTGGTTTCATTTCGTTTCTCCTCTATCCTTGATTTTGCCATATCGAAGTAAGTTTTATCCAACTCAACGCCTATGAAGTTTCGTTCTGTTCGTTTGGCAACCACTCCCGTTGTACCGCTCCCCATAAAAGGGTCAAGTACCCAATCGTCTGGATTGGATAATATCTCAACAAAGTGCTGTATCAGACTTTCAGGCTTTTGTGTTGGGTGTTTTCCATACTTTCGTTCTCCATTCGGAGTTACCGATGTTTCAACAAAATCATGAAACATAGCACCGCCATTATTAAATGTTCCTGTTCTTGTCTTATACGTAAAGTAAACCCACGCTTCTGTAGAATTTACAAAGTGCAAATTCATATTTCTTGGCATAGGATTCGTTTTATGCCATATCCCTGTTGTCTTATAATAGAACCCATGTTTCTCTGCCAGCCTAATAATAGTCTCTACTTTTATGATTGCCATAAAGACTATCATAGTACCTCCTTTTTTCATTACCCTTGCTGATGACTTGAAAAAATTGTCCATTGATTTTTCCCAATCGTCAAATTCCATATCATCCCAACCAGCGGATCCAAAAAAATTGTCCCTCATTTTGCTCAAGTTGGTATCTCTGTTTTTCATGAAATTACCGAGATTATATGGAGGATCGGTAACAATTAGGTCAATCGATTTATCTGCTACTTTTTTCATAGCAACGATACAATCATCGTTATATAGTTTTATTTCCGACATCGTGAAATTCTTCCTTCCTATGTGGTATCGATGGTTATTCTGCACTTTTCCCGCTGGCAATCCACGCATCCAATTCAGAGCGTTTGAACTTCCATAGTTTTCCCACACGGTGTGCCGGAATATCTGGTTTCTTCTTTATCCAATTGCGCAGAGTTACGGTTTTAATCCCTATGTATTCTGCTGCTTCATCAATACTTATATAATTTTCCTCAATCGCATTACTTTTGCTCATTTTTTCACCTCTGCGGTTTTTGGTATAGACACAAATATACATAATACAGTATAGCACTTCGGATGTATATTTGCAAGAGGTTTTCTGATATTTTCTTATTGGAAATGATATTTGATAATATTTCTTTATATCATACTGATTCCACCCTTCGGTGTATACCTCGGAATCTCGTATCCATCCACGCTGCCGTCCAGCCAGATTACATCAATGCTCCTATCTGGCTTGACCAGAACCCTGTTAATCACGAATGAAAGGTCATCTGCATCGGAAAGCATCTTCCAGGCACTCATGCTTTCAAAGTTCTCTATGTAGCGTTCAATGGCTGCCAGCCTGTCAGCACTGACCGCATCTGCTGCGAATTCCACTATTGCTGTCCGTATGTCCTTTGCCACAATCTTTTTTCTTGCCACATCGTGCAGGACATAAAACAGCAGCTTGTCATAGATATTCGTGGTCTTGCATTTCACGGCCGAATAGCGGTTACGGCACTGCCATACTGGATTATTGTAGGAAGTGGAATGCCACGGTCTGGGACCAAATGTTGCACCGCACTTGGCACATATAATTTTACTGCTAAAAAAACTCACTCCGCTGTATCTGTGTTTATTCTCCCTTTTCCTGTTCTTAAAGTTTTCCTGCACAAAATCAAAAAGCCACGGGTCGATAATCGGCTCGTGGTTGTTAGACACATAATATTGTGGCAATTCGCCCTCATTCTTCTTGACCTTCTTCGTTAGAAAATCCACCGTGAATTGTTTCTGTAAAAGCATATCGCCTTTGTATTTCTCATTTGAAAGCATCCTGCGAACAGTTGCTGCACTCCACACCTCACAGCCACCGGGAGAAGGTATTCCTGCCGCTGTTAAGGCAATTGCAATTGTGTGCGGTGTTAATCCCTGGATGAACATTCGAAATATCTTGCACACGATAACTGCTTCTTCACGATTGACAACTATTTCAAATTTCTCTTTGCCCTTATCCAAGCCGAGAACTCTTGAGTAGGCAAAGCTGCCTTTGCCCTGGGCATATCGTTTTCTGACTGCCCACAGTATGTTCTCTGACATGGAGCGTGATTCTTCCTGTGCCAGTGAGGACATAAGTGTTATGATGAATTCGCCCTTGGAGTCCATTGTCCAAACCTGCTCTTTCTCAAAATACACTCCTATGCCTTTACTCTTCAACTCACGGATTGCTGTCAACGTATCTACCGTATTTCTGCCAAAACGTGATATGGACTTGGTTAGCACCATATCAATCTTACCCGCCATACAATCACTCATCAGCTGTTTGAACTGCTCTCGTCTTTTGGTGCTGCAGCCGCTGATGCCTTCGTCTGCGTAAACACCTACGAACTGCCATCCGGCATGGCTCTTGATGTAATCTGTGTAATATTCCTTCTGTGCCACAATACTGGTCTGCTGTTCTTCCTTGCCCGTAGAAACACGAGCATAGGCAGCAACTCGCTGGATGAGTTTATCCGTTCTTTTAACAGCCGTAAGCTGTGGCAGGTTCTCCACCTTCTTGACAATTTTATCGCTCACCGACCGTCACCCCATCTCCGATTTCTTTTCTGACCTCAACCGACTGAAACGGCGGGTGGTAGTATTCCAGTAATTTATCCCAGACCTTCTGCATTTGTTTTTCTGTGAGTAAGCCGTCGTGGTAAAGACAGCCAAGCAGCATCTTTGCCAGACGGTAATCAACTTCATTTTCAAGCAT